GCAGATGGAAGCATGACGTTCCGGGTGGTGCGGATTGGAACAACACTTTTGAGATGGGCAATAGATATCCAGGCAGTGTTTCTTCTCCTTATTATTACATGAGAGGCTCCAGCCCCACGGCCAATGACGCCGCGGGTGATGGCAGCTCCACCGGAACATATGACATACCCAACATCTGTGTGGGTGCCGTGGACACAGTGGAACTGGACAAAAAAGTATTGTTCAGCGATTGCGGACCGGGAGTGGACATATGGGCTCCAGGCACATACATCATCAGTTCGTACACCGGTGGGATCAGTGATCCTCGAGGTGGTGGTCTTGTAGGTAAAATATCAGGCACCAGCATGGCTTCTCCTCAGGTGTGTGGCGTACTTGCTTGTGCATTGGAAACCTATCCAGAAATGAACCAAGAGCGTGCCAAATCATACATCACTGCCATTGCCAAAGCGGATCAGCTGACTGCCACATCCGGGGGTCCTACTGATGGTAGAGATATACAGGGGGCTCCAAACTTGTTTTTATTCTATAAGCCAGAAAGACCCTATGATGGCAATGTTTATCCCAAAATAAACTACAAGGTGCGACCCACCAGTGGAGCTGTTTGGCCAAGACCTAGGATCAAAAGAACCCTAAATTAGTGGTAAAAACACACAAATTCACCACACATATTGACAGATTTCTGTTTTCGTGTTATAAATACAGCTGACACAACAAGAACACAAACACACACACACAGAAAGGAGTTTAAGTTATGTCAAACATCAAATCAAAAAGCGGCTACGAAATACGTGCCGATCTATTAGGACTTGCGAAACAGATCGCTGAGTTCAACTACACAATCAAACAAGCCGAGTACGAGTACAGCCTAAAGAAAGACGGTGACCAAGTGGTTGCCGAGTTCAAGGCTCCGGTAGTGACCGCGGAAGACATCATTGACACAGCAAAGAAATTCAATGATTTCGTCACCAACGGCCAGAACTACAACGAACAGGCTCAGATCTTGGTTGAGAATGTGAAGAAGTTCAATGAGAGAGTTCAGGAGAGTTTCAAACCTGAGACCATTCAAAAGAACGTGAAAGAATTCCAGGACAACGTCCAAAAGTTCTATTCAGTTTTCACAAACGGTGTAGCTAAAAACTAATACCCAAGAACGACTCATCGAGCTCGGCAACGGGCTCGATATCGAGCTCGGCAACGGGCTCGATGTGTGATCGAGGATCGAAAATGCAACCCTATAATGAATGCGAAAATCGCTGGCTGAGCAAGGCCAAGAAGAAAGTCAAAGATCACTGTGGTGCCAATGAGACCCTGTACAAGGGGTTGGTCGGCGTCATATTGGTCGCCCTATTGTCCCTGGCCATGTTGACATCCTTTTACAGCTTCTTTGAAATAAGCAACTAATATAGTTGAACTATTTTGGATAATTACTGTATGTTCAATCCAATGGACTTCTTTCCCGACTTCTTGCCACCAAAGGTGGAACAGGAGAGGACCTATAACGTAAAAGTTGAACCCAACGCAGGCAACTTCCAGGAATACACCTACGAGTTGGAGTGGATGGAGTGCCACTGGAACCACACGTACAAGTGCATAGACATGGTCACTGCCTATTGGTATCCTTGGATAGATCGATCAGCGCTAGATAACATGTATCCGGACCTATACAATTAGATCAAGTATCGTCTGTAATTTACCTTTAATGCTTTTATTATTGAGAGTGTTCCTCAATCCTGCATGGAGATTTTTTGGCCAGCATTCAAATGCACACCAAGCATAAGAGCTGTGTTCTCCGTTCAATCGCGGGAGGAATTCCTCTGCCACGCAGATCACATAGGTGTTGAAGAAAAACTTCTGGTCGTTGCTGGTGAACAACTCCAATGGTATGACTTTTTTAAAGGCAGAGGTCAATCCAATTTCTTCCTGTATCTCTCTTTTTAATCCCTCAAATGCGCTCTCTGTGTATTTGCTTCTTCCGCCCACCAATGCCCACATGCCGCGAGTTTTTTCATCATTGCGTTGCAGGAACAGGAACCTTTTCGTGTTTACTGCGTAGAACAACGCACCAGAACATATGATATTTTCTTGCATCTAATTATTATAGCACGAGTGTCCACTTGCCTGCAATATAGATACCTTCGTAGCTCTTGACCCAGTTTGTGCCATTGTATTTGTATTGAATGCCTGTGTTGAGATTGGTAACATATTCCACTGTGGAATCAAAATCAGCCGCTGACCATACCACGCTCCATGTATTGGTGGCACTGTTGTATTGCACTATGTCATTGGCTTGGGCATTCAAATCTCCTGGCCAATATTGTGTGCTGTCTCCAATATCTGCTGTGATAAGATATCTTGTACCATTGGCCGAAGCGGCACTGGCATCAAATGTTAATGGATTTATAATTTTATTCACAGAAGCTATTGTGTTGGCGGGTATTGTATCACCGTCAATGTTGAATAATAAAATTGTTTCGTCCAGTGGAGATGTTGATATAGTACCCACAACTTCATTGCCATTTTCTTGTGTCAATTTAACTTGGCTCAATCCGTTAGTGATTTTTCCGTATTGGTTTAATAATATGTTCCAATTGATCGGAGGACCAAATGTTTCGAAAGGATCCAATGTTGTTTCTGCTCGAGCACCAGTATAGAATCCATCCCCACCCGAGCTTACATTTATGCCCGTGCTGCCCAACACCCTCAATTGGTTGCCGGTCAATAATAGAGCGTAATTGTTAGGAGTCACATAAGATTTGGATATTAACGTTCCGTCAATTAATCCTTTTGTAATACCACCATCGTCGTCATAGATACTCATAATGATTTTTTGTATTACTCCCAGTTTAGAAACTTTGACAGGAGGAGATAACCAAATAGGCATACTAAAAGTCATAGATGCCACGTCAATTTCCACTTCAGCACCTACAGGAATAGATCTAGAACTAAAAACTATGTCACGCAATTCGATGTAACTTAGACTGGTCCAATCGATATAGTTGTCACTTTTTTGAATTTCGAAGTCTGGATTGAACAGATATAAAATTTGTTCTAGTATCTGTAATTTCATATCAGTGTTGGTGGTATAAATGTCTGCTTTAACTGTTAATCTAAATGGGCTTGGCATCACTTTTTCTATAGTATATCCAGCACCTAGAGTATTATCATATTCTCCGGTCGCATCATTGTAATTTCTTTCTTTGAGATGCTGTTTTTCTATGTGATAAGGATTTTGCATTCTCTCTCGGTCATATTCCAATGATGAGATATAACAAGCAATCTTAGGAGCAGATTGTAGAGCATTCTCACTGTTATTTCTAATAATGTTGGCCACTTGGCGTGTCATGTCACCGTAAGTCACAGGCACCTGTCTCAACTGTATCTGACCATTTGTGCCTTTGCCCAATTCAATAGAAAAATTGCTCAGCACTCGGATGAACTGAGTCATGAATTTTCTAATTTGACCATCGTAAAAATGAAGCATTAATTATCCGCCTTGGGTTTTAGAGCATCAGTTAATGACTGTCTCTGTTCAACTGTTAATCCATTAATTGTGGAAGTGCTACTATTGTTGACAAATCCAGTTTTAAATGTATTTCTAGCATTGGTATTGGTAGTGGTTAATCTCACAGCATCTTCCACTTTGATCCATCTTATGCCATCGAAACGAAATAATCTATTGGGTAAGAAATCCAGTCTTAAGAAATAATCACCTTTGTTGACATTAGACGTTGGGAAACTGGTTCCCGCACCTGCCACATAACCATTGGGTGGTATGCCATCGCCATTGTAATAGAATCCATAATGGCTGCTGGCTGGTGTATCTATCACGGCATTGATAGGTTGATCCGATGATATGGATTCGTTTGAATTTACTCCTTCTAATCGTACATTGCCTCGTTCATCAATAGGCGTAACATAAAATTGTTTGTAATTAAATCCTGATTTTGGAGCGTCTGCTTCGGCTTGATTAATGATTGCGTCATTGATTTCTTTTTCTTTATTATAGGTACTCATATAACTTGCCAGAGAACCTTCTGTGGTGGCGTCTCCTATTATATCACGGAATTCTTGACTGTCTACCAGTGTTTTTAATTTTAATCTCAATAGATGTGGCCAATATGTGGGCGAGAATCCTTCTGCGGATCTGTTGACATCTTCAATAACATAAAATCTTTTTAGAGCAATAGGTATGCTGGCATCTAGGCTGTAATCATCTTTTAAATG